ACCTCAGAGTGTACAGCGGGGCTTGCTTTGGATGCCCTGTAGCAATCGTAAATGTAAAAGGTCTCACTTTCATTATCTACGGCACACCAAACTACTGCGGTCGGGTGATCCCAACCAAAATCTATAGCGGCTATTCTAGGCCAATGATCCTGTATCTCTATAGGATCAATCATTAAATTTTCTTCTGGTATTGGGAAGATAAGACCTGACCCAATAGAAGGTCTACCAAAGCGGCGCATTTCACGTTCATGCGGCGAATAGGCAGACAGAATCTGTTCCATAACGTCATCGTTAAGATGACCTTCCTTACCTCTTAAGGTCTTAACGTGTTCACTAGCGTCATCCCATGTGGCGTTAGTAAGACTCTGACCTTTCTTTATGTCATTCATAAAGGCGGCTACAGTCTCTGTCATACCGCTTTCTGGGGTAAATGTCATGTAGACCATTCCTTTTCTATCCAGAGTTCGTGTAACGGCCTGTGAGTAGAGTTCCCTACTAGGCTCCTCGTCTAGCCATACAACGTCAACAGAGCGTCCCTGCCACTTGTCTACACCCATTTCATAGGCTTTGAAGTGTAAAGAAGAGTTCTCCCCAGAGGTATGCCGTATTAATGCTACGGACTTGGCGTTTGGCACTCCGGGTTTACGTTCCGTTTTTATTATAGTTTCTTTAGGAATCGCGCCAGAGCCAAAGGCTTCAGGGTCATCAGGAGAACCCAATAGTTCTGCTTGTACAATGTCCCTAGTTGTTTCGTTAGAGACACCACCTGCCCATGCGGTGATGGGCTTATAGAATCTTTTTCCTTTCCACCACTCAGGGTACAATCCTGTCAGGTGATAGGCCATCTCAGCCGCACCACAATAAGATTTACCTATGCGGTTAGCCGCCATCAATAAGCGTTGGTTATGTTCAAACCCTGTGGCGTGGAAGTCTAGTTGATACGGATAGGGATCATAGAAGGATATCTTCTCAAATCTCTGTCGTTTCTTTAACTCCTTGGCTAGTTCTACTGCTTTTTCTACATCCACTAATTTAATGGCCCTATAAGGGACTCCAGTTCCTGCTGTAACTCTTCTGTGGACTTACCCTCTACACTGGTGACGGTCTGCTCTACCTTGTCTGTAGGCTTAAGTCCCGCCCTGTCAAGGATATCTTTTACCGCCCCCAATTTTACAGACTCACTTTCTGCGTTTTGTGCTAGATTTTGTAGGACAAGCAGTGCGGCAGGGACAGCATCCTTAATTAATTTTCTGGTTCTAGCCTCAATTTCTGAGGTGAACTGGTTCTTTAATTCATAGCCCCTTTGCTTGGGATGCGAATAACCTGCCATCTCAGCGGCTTTAGCCGCATTACCATGCAGACAGTATTGGTCTATAAATATTTCTTGCTTATCTGTTTTCATGGATTCCATCTACGTTTATTTCTAATTTGTTCCGCTTTAAATCTAAGCATTGGTGAACCTAAATCCTTTGGTGTAAACCAGTCCGCTACAGGAACATACTTATCATTCCTTAAAGTATCATTAAATCTAAATTTAGGAAGTTGATATTCTGGTGTTTCATCAAGAGGTCTGTTATATATAAGAAAATGTTGGTCAGAATCAACCCTTGGCTGTCCGTTTCGCAATAAAGGTACTTGAGTTCTTACGTTATAATTTGTTGCAATCCTGCCATCTTGATCTAGATTGCTAAATGCTTTTGCAAAAAAATTTTTATCGTTAACCAAGTTTAGGTTTTCTATCTTACCCTCGCTCCAAGAAGGGTTATCAACTGGTTTGTAGTTTCTATTTAGGACAACTCTTTTAGCGTTAATGCCTCTATCTGGAAGTCTTACATTCCCTCCTCTCAACATATTTTTATATTGATTTAACTCAGGACTTGCCCTACCACTACCTGCCACATTATTATTTGCATAGTAAGCGTGTTCAAGTTCGTGCATCAAAACCCTTGGGTTATCCATATAATCACGACCCATTTCTATCCACTGCTTGTCATCGCTTTTTTTGAACCTTCCTGCCGCACCCCTCAAATCTTTAACTTTAATTTCATCAATGTAATCAAACCCAAGCATTGCTTCGGGACTTACATAATCTAGAAGATTTAACTTTTCTTTCCAGTATTCCTTGTCCATGCAAATTACCTGAGTGAGTTATATTAGAATGTGCTTATGAAGGGTATTTTACCCCGATGGTGAGTGGGTCGGATATATTACGTTAGCGCAAAAACTCAAGGGGGTGCCCCCCCCCTCGCGTATCGCGCCCGCTCTTTTCCCCCACGTTGCGAGGCAGTGACCCCTACCCTCTTGATGACTTGCCCAGCGCCAGAAAATTCTACGAATTCTGCGTAAATTCTGGGGCCAAAGTCTTTCTTCTATTAGTAGCCAATCAAAAGACGATTGCTTTGGACGGTGTGTGTGTGCGTGGCTACAATGTACAGAACAGAAGACACCCAATCATTAACTTAGTTTATACCCCTATAAATTCTTTATGATTTACCGTCTGCTATCCGTCTGCAATAATCGGGATACCTAAACAAAAGGAATAAAACAATGATTCAACAAATCAAAATCAGCAAAATGAGCGGTAAACTACAGGGAATTGGCGCAATCAACACCGATACCACCACGAATGAGTTTTGCATCCGTCAAAAGTCTACTGATACCATATGCGGAAAATGTTATTCACATAAGATGTTGACCACGTTTAGAAAATCCTGCGTTCCTGCCTTTCAGCATAACAGCGAATTGATGAAAGATTTAATCGATTGGGATTTGTTACCGATTATTAATCAAGCCTATTTCAGATTTAACGGCCATGGCGAATTAATTAATCTTAATCACTACAAAAACATAATCAACATAGCCCAAAAGAATCCGCATTGTACATTTACCCTGTGGACTAAAAGAGCTTCTATTGTGCGCCAAATATCGGACGTGCCCAGTAATCTTATTTTAATCTTTTCTAATCCTAGAATCGATAAAGTTATTGGAGTCCCTAGGGGCTTTGACAAGGTGTTCAATAACGTGGATAAGGATTCAGGGATTAAACAAAACTGCACTGGTAGAAAATGTATTGACTGTCTTATGTGCTACAAACATAATAAACTAAACGTCATAATTGAGGCGGTGAAATAGTCACTGAGAATAAAAACTTTAAAGGGTTTTTTTAGCGGGTTAATTCCCGCTTTTTTTTCGCCTACTGATAACGCTATTTAAACGTGATATAAGGCCACCATTCGCGCTGTACGGCGTGATTATCAATCTATAGGGTTATCCCCTAGGGTATCGTTTAGGTCGCGCTGTAGAGCCTTAGATTTGCGATTGTAGGCAACCTTTGGTTTATGCGTATATCCCTTGTTAAATTTGTGGGAATGTTTGGCTACTAGATTCCGCCGCTTTAATTTTGTTTCTTTGTCGCTACTCATAGCCTTAGCCTATTACTCTATAGGTCATCTAATTCAGTGATAGATATAAACTATCGATTGATACCCCAGAATGATTGATAGGTTTTTCTTATCGTTGCCTTAATGATTGATAGGTTTTGCCTATCGCTCAATTTATAATTGTCATTTAGACCGTACTGACCCCAGTCATAATTTGGTAAAGGCTATTGTGAGCCACCAAAGGTTTAAAATATATGGCTTGTCAGGTGCAATTATTTTTAGTGCCTGCGAAAGCACCGACCCCATTCAAAGAATGTCAGTGTATGCCTGTTTCCAACGCCGTCTATAAGCGCCCATATAAGTAATTACTTTTGGCAAGATGTAGGGATAATCGGCCCTATAATTTAATGAGTCTTGACCCGCTCGACTGAGATTGTACCACAGTTAAAATAAAAAAAGAAAAAAACTTCCTGTTAATATTATCTTTTAAGGTAAGTCATTGATAATAAAGGGAAACCCAGGAAAAAGATAATTAATTGCTAGTTTTCTTGAAATAATTATTGACAAATAAAAACGCCTGTTTTATAGTCGCAATCACTGAAACAAACGAGACAGAAAAATGCAAATTGATTTAGATAAAGAAGAAATTAATTACCTGTTGATCGCTGTAAAAGAAATGGATAAACGAGTAGCAGAAATGAAAGAAAAACATAACTGGGATTTTGAAAAAGAAATTAAAAGTTATGCCAACATCAGAGAAAAATTAAATGTTGGTTTAGTATCACCATTAGCAAAATTTTAACCAAGTCGCAATCAGATAAGTTCATGTCGCATTTAGGCATGGACTTATCTCATTTGTGTGGTATAATATTATCTCACTCAGAAAAGAGAAAAAGAAATGAAACAAATATCTTTTGAAACAAACGATAGAGTTTTAAACGAACTTTTAAAGTGTGTAAAAATAGGCAGGGAAAAGTACAACCTACCACATATTAAAATTCCTGAAGTAACCTACGATGTTAAAGGTACATATGCAGGATGGGCGCATTGCAAGGAATGGAAGATTAGGCTCAATGGCGAAATGATGTTAGACCATCTTGACAAATTNATCGAGTCAGAACGTAGCACAGTTAAGCATGAAATGGCTCACCTCATTACCCACAAAATTGACCCCACTGCAAGGTCGCATGGAAAACTTTGGAAGTCAGTATGCAAGGCTCTGGGACACGATGCATCGAGATGCCATGATTACGATGTCACTAAATACAAGACCCGAACCTACACTCGACACGTTTGGGCCTGCCCATGCGGAAAAAGTAATGAAGTTCTTTTGACTGCTAAAAAGCATAAACGTCAAATGGACTTTATAAAACAAGACCCGAATGGTACTTTAGGATTTTATGTTCGCAATCATAAAAAGTGTGGTAGAATGGTGTATCTCAATAAAACTACTAAAATATAAGGAAAATAAAATGTACAATTTAAGTTTGAATAAAGACAATCACGATGATATCAAATGGGAAATGGTCAACGAGTTATCCAGTCCNATGTATAAGTATCTGGATCAGGCAAAGATTGACTTGATCGAGGAAATGATATCTAATAGCATTAGTCAGGATGAATTGGAAGATTACTACTACACAAACTATGGTGAATAAAATGACTTACAGAATAGAAGATGGTAAATATTTTATTTTTAATTTCAAAGGGGAAAAGGTGGTGTATACTTCAGACCCTGCATTCGCAAGTATGCTAATCAAAAGATTTAAACTGGAGAAAAAAGATGATTAATTTATGCGATGACCAAGTTGACCATGATGAATACCTGCGGGATATCAGAGTCGAGGCCAACAAACTCTTGGATGAATACTTGACTGTTGATACTGTCAATAAGATTGATCTTTACGAGGCAGGCGATGACTCTATCTGCCTTGAGATAAACGGCAATGGCATACCCATTAGCGAGGCTCAGTTGGATGCTATCGTGACGCATGG